TACCATCCTTTGATTGCCTCAATAACATTATATATACCATTAGCTTCTATGGATGTACCTTTATTTTTAGCATTCTTATATTCTTCAAAAATAGGAATATATACTTCATTTATAGCAACTGACCATATATAAGAAGTAAACTTATTTAAATCAGTCTCATTTAAATTGGTCTTTGGTTTATATACACCATCACGATTTCTATATGCGATATATGTAGTATAATACGTTCTTATTTTTGATGATATATTTAAATTACCTGTGGTTTGATTGGTTATGGTAAATGGAATTGTACCAGATAATTCTTTTTGCAACGCCCCCGAATTCGTTACATATGCATGATCATATGTAAGAGTTACATCAATCTCGTTAGATAATCCAACTTGATTTATATATTGAGATGTATCCTCTCCCAACCAAGTTAAATTAGTTAAACTGAGACCTTCATAATCACTGGGCTTTACTTTGAATGTCAAATTTAAACCTGCTACTTCTGTGAATTTCTGGACAATAGATTCCAACTTAGATCTATATATAGGGTATGCAAACTGCGTATACTCTTTTAAATATGAATAAATTCCATTTTTTATTTTTGTCTTAATATCAGAGAAATTATTACCTCTAAATAATATGACATCCATATCAACGGTAAAATCATGTATAATTGGAGGAGTATACATATGCTGACCGGAGCCTAATGTTATGTACCCTCGCTTATTTAGCGATTGTTGTACTAGCTCAAGCTCGGAACCCACTTCTATAAAATCAGTTGGAGTTAAGTTAGCAGAAAATATTTTATCTGGTAGCAATGGAGTCTGTAAATCATATGGGTTTACATAATCCTTTATAAAATCTTCTTTAGTAATAGAATTGCCAGATGAATCTGTTATTATGATACCATCAGTGTTTAACTTATCCGCTATCTTATCTGATTGATAGCTTAAAGAGTTTAAATCGGATCTTTTTGGCAATTCTTGCCATTCATACTGCCATGAATATACTAATCCATTTACTTTATATCCCTCGATATAATATTCAAATGGATCGGTTGGAAAGTATGCGCCATCTTTATCTCTATATAAATCCTTTAATATTGTATATCTAACAATATTAGAATACTTAATTTCTGGCTGAGGAGGGAGATTTTGATTTGATTGATTTGAATTAATTCTAGTTAATATATCCTCGCCATATGCATTTGCATATTTAACATCAGCGTAACGTCTAAGAAATGTTTTATAACTATTTCTGTTATTTAGTGAATCAAGTGAATTATATATCTGAGGTGCATTTTGTCTGATAGATTCAATACTTTCTATGTTTAATCCACCTCTAATATCAGTAACTAATGCAAGATTTAGATCCGCTAAAGTTAAGTCACTCTCAATCCCGTCTTCCTGTGTTATTAATATAGACGTGGAATTAGTATCCAGTCTAGAACCAGCAACATTTAATGCGTTGCCATCTTCACCTTGCGTACTAAAATATCGTATGGCTATTTTACCATAAGGTATAGCCGAATTTATACCATCACTAAAATTTACCTTTACACGACCATCATTACCAGTATTAAGTAATACACTATAATTAGTAGTTATATTAGCACCTTCTACAAAATTATCTATATCATTTACTGAATTGGGGGTAGCAGGATCTTGAAATCCTCTACGTGATACCCGCCAGTATATTTTATCGTTAATTGCATCCGAAGCAGGAAAATTATCCGTTAATGATGCATCAGTAGTAACTGTTGTAAATCTACCAACTCGCTGGGTATAATCATCAGGCTCACTATAATTAGGATCACCGTAACCAAAGTAATCAGAAAATGTCACGTCAGGTATTATAAATTCTTGATTTTGTCTACCATCGGAGAAAAATTCAGTTGTTAAAAATCTACCCTGCATTAGCACTGCTCTGCCTGAAGTCAATTCCATCAATCCATTTTCAAATGCATCATCGTTACGGTCATATGAAAATTCACAATCATCAGCCGTGGTTAATGTAACACCAGCTACACTAAATTGTGTGCCTCGTGGAATCGAAACTTTTACGGTGGGATATACACCAGTTCTTTTTAAACTAATTGAAAATCCTGCTTTAGCTGGGACTGGTCTGCGTATGCTATATCCTAAGCTACGAGCACCCAAATAAACCGCTTCATTGCTACTCGCAGTCTCTAAGAATGAGTCTTGGAATGCTGCTTCAGTCCACGTAGATATTAAATCAGCGTTACCTGCAAATAACTCAATTAACGTTTTGCCATAAGACGCATCACCTAAATCGGCAAGTGGACCTTGTTTAGCACGTAAAATGGTTTGTAGGTCAGAAACGACCTGCTCAAAATTGATTTTTGTATATTTTCTATCCGAAATGCCCATTGAATGCTCTAACCTTTAAATTATATGTATAGTTTATAAATAAAAACCATGTTTGATATTAAAAATATTTCATTTTTCGGTTAAATGATAAAAGTTTAAAGCATTCAAACATATATAAACTATTAATAAGAAAAATATATTTAGTGTGATGGCAACAATTAATTTACCTGTAGAATATAATGTACGAGATACAAGCAAAGAACTTCCTAATCTAAGTTTATTAGCGAATGTTTCTCGTTCATTATGGGAAGACAGAAATGATGGTATAATAGAACGCAGTGAAAAACGCCAAATAAATGACCCAGAATGGTCATTTCAACATAATACTGGCGTGTCTTCTTATTTTAGACGACATAATGGGTTCAAAGACCAAGAAAGACATAATAGAGTCACTCGTAACTTTACAATACGTCAGGGAACATTTGTGAAATATTATGCTACTAGTTACAATCCATATAACGATGGATTATACCACGAAGATAATAATAGAGTAATTGAGAGATATTTTGATATCCCTATTATTTTGTCATTCCAACCCGAAAATGAAATATACAATAGATTTGGTATCCAACACCTAGATGAATTTGAAGTTCATGTCCACATGTCACTATTCATGGAATTACAGTACGCAAGTTTAAAACGAAATTGTGTTGAACCTGCATGTAATCCATCCGACCATAATCCAATATGGAGTCAACGAGGATACGAGGATTTCAGATATTATGGATATAGCGCAGAGCAAATGTTTCCTAAACCGGGTGATATGATGAAAATAGAAGCATTTAACACACTATACGAAGTAGAGAGTGTTAAAAATGCGGCTTATGAATATAGACATAGAGAAAGACACTATTGGTGGAAATTATTCTTGAAGGATGCTATGGACACTGGACGAACCGTTGATCCTGAGGTTCTCAATGACCCAGAACAAGAAGGATTTATTAATGATCTTATCGGAAAACAGACAGGTAATGGATTGCAAGATGATTTAGGTAATACTACTAAGTGGCCATTTGATGCTTCTTGTGAAGTAGAAACATTAAAGAAAGATGTGCTTTTCAGGCCACCTGAAGTAGATGAAAGTGTAGAAAATATTTCATGTGATAATAATTTTTATCCGTGTTATGATAAGTTTGGTAAATGGTAATCTAAATAAAGATTACCGTTTCCATAAAAATTTCATATTACCCGAATCATATATTCGGTATAGTTTCCGTTCTAACATTATCTGATGTTCTGTTTTTGTTTTATCGTACCCGGCATTTACCAGTTTGTGCTTTTGGTATTTTATCCTATTTTCACGTATATTTCCGTTAATATAATAATATCCGGGTTGAGTATATGAATGAAATGTAAATCCAAGTTGAGTATATAAATTTCCAGTTGACCATGATCGATCAGCATATGAAATAATTGAATCAATGTTATGGGTGTTCACAAAGTGCTTAAATATCTTACTTGCTCCACCAACCACTGAAGTATTTAATTTATTACAGAATCGAATTAATTCGAACTCATCAGAGAATCTAGATTTACCAAATGTCATTAATGACACCAACTCGCCATTGTAATATAAACCATACTTATATTTTGATCGAGCTTTCCCTTGTATATGATTTATATCCAAAAAGGCATTGGCTATTTTAATTGGTACTTCTTTTACTATGCATTTCCGTGCATATATAACATTAGACTTACCTAATAAATTTCGTATACGAGATTTTACTATTTCTGATTTATATACCCAATCATCTTCATATATGTGAATTAAATGGACATTATTTAATTCACATATATTAGTCTTCGTTATATGATAGTCATTAGGTTTATTTAATTCATTATGATAATATAACCCATTAAACTCAAATGCTAATCTCTTTTTAGGTATATATACATCCAATTCATATGGACTAATAACACTTCGATTATTTGCCAATACTTCATCATCACTTAACTCGTTAACATAGTCTAGTATAGCTTTCTCCATATACGATACCTTCTGTTCTTTAGGATGACATTCAGTACACGGGGTAATATTGTTATTAAATCTACATATGACGACAAATTGCCAACTCTCATCCATTATATTTTTACATTTATTGCATTTATATGTAAATGTTGAATTTGAGTTAAATGATAATAAGTCACAATTATATTTACTTAATTGATCTGAATATTTATCTTTCATGCGATTCAATGAATTTGTCTTACGTGTGTCCCTAGCCGTATCATTATGAAAGGCATATTTATATCCATATTTATCTAAATGAGATTCCACTGATTTTAAATATATACTATGATTCTGCATCGGATTTTCATTGCCATATCTAACTAAATTGGTATGTTTTATTTTTTCTTTAACATACTCGGACTGAGTTACATGTTCGACATTATATCTGACTTTATTTGTATTAATTCGTTTATTAAGTGAGTCTTTACACTGAGCAGAAAAAGGAACTCCGTATTTTTCTATCATTGACTCACGTGCCTTTTGATATATATCATTACGTTGAATAGGATATTCTACTCCATATCTATCCAAGTTTGTTTTAATCCGGGTTTCCTTGACTTTATCTAATTTTATAGGATACGCTTCACCATAAGTTCTGAGGCAAGTTTCTCTCTGTTTATCTTTAATTTCATCTAATTTCATTGGATGAGTTACACCATATCTCTCTATATTAGTTAAAGTTCTTCGCTCCTTAATAACTTCATTCTTTATTGGATGATCAACCCCATATTTTTTTAACATACTGGCTTTATAATTTGCTCTGATATCAGCATTACCCATTACGTTTTCAGTGCCATATCTACTTAGATTAGTTTCTTTAATTTTATCTTTAACTTGATCTAATTGAGTTATATGATCTACTCCGTATCGAGATCTTACCGTGGCTTTACGTTTATCTTTAACTGCATCACTTTCATTAACATTAGTTGTTCCGTACTTACGTAAATTAGTATTATCCCTCTTTTCTTTTACTTCAGGTGAGTGATAACTACATTTAGATGAACAATATTGCAAATATCCAACTGATAAATTGCGAAATTTTGTTTTATTACCACAATAACAAACCCCGGCTCCATTTTCAGATAAATATGTATTGTAATACTGTTCTTTATCTAATTTATGGGTACGAGTTATATGCTTACCTAACGATGCAATCGAATTAAATTCAACCTCACATATTTTACATTTTATCATTATAATACCTATTGACCAACTCAATTATAGTAAATATATATAATTCTTGATGATAGTAAAATATTTTTTTTCTTTTTCTTATAAACTATAATTAAATTCAACAATGATTAAAATTATGGTACCATATTATTACGTAAGGACTCAGGAAAAGGTAGAAATTGCCCTATTAGATATGTTCAATAATATCAAGGTCAATAAGTACACTGATTTATCTAGAAAAAATTACACTAAAACTATAAGAGTTCCTATTGTAATAAACCAAGATAAAAATTTTGCAAATTGGTATAGATCGACTAATCATCAAAAACAACCGCTACCTATTCCAATTGGCGGGTTAAGATATAGTAGAAAAGAACAAAATAACGAAAATAGAACCCAAGCTACTTATGCACGTGCAATTTTTTCCAAAGCGACTGAACAATGGATACGGGATATTCAACCAACTCCATATTATTTATACTATGATTTAGAATTCTTAATGGATAATAAGTCGGACTTTGGACAAATAACAGAAAATATCGTTCCTTATTTTAATACATTTAGAACTTTACGCATAAAAGAATTTGATTTTGCTCCTGATATTGAACGTAAAATACCTGTATATCTAATGTCAGTGAGTGATGAATTTGAAGATGAATTAGACGCAGGTGCAGAGCATAGATTCATAAAAGCAAAGTTTACTTTCCGTGTAGAAGTCGATTGGTACAGACCATTCGAAATACCAGAAATGATTAAATATGCTGAACTAAATTATCGTATTGATGATATTACACATACTCAGCAAGTATTTGTATACCCTGATCCAATTGCAGAACAAGAAAAGAAAAAATGGGAGCAGTTGGACCCTTCAACACGAACCGGATATACGTTACTAAAAACAATGGCTAAAACATTGATTAAAGAAGATAATGTAGACGGTACTACGACATGGGTAGATGTAACATTACCCGATGCTGATAGACCGAGAGAAGTACCTGATTATAAATTACTTCACTTAAATTTTGATGATGATACGCCATTAGAAGATGACCAAAGTGGCTTCAATAGAGATTTTGTCGCATTAAATGATTCCACTAGAACATATATACCAGATTTACCTCCGGGGGCTGGTCAAAATGTAGAAGACGGATATCAGTTAGACCCATCAGTTGAGTGGAATAAAATACTCAATTGGTTTGGTACAAATGATGGGTTAAACGAATCCCCATTCTCATTTAAGATCATTCTACAATTTAATGATGATCCAGTACCCGATACAATTTTTCAATTTTTAACAAATGATGAAACCACTGATTCTGATGGAAATGTA